TACAAAACCTCTTGGGCCAATACATTGGTTAGCTTGGTTTTCATTAATACTTTTACTCTTATAAGCGTGGATAAAGCGGTTAGATTTGTTTTCTGAATTAACCAGATAGTTTTTAATCTGCTTATAAGCATTTTCTACACTATCAGGTGTATTTTTTATATTACTGTGAATGGTTTTGATTACAGGGTCTTTAACGACTTCTACAAAGTCTACTGCATCAATCGCAGTCATATATTCGCTTACTCTTAATACGATGTTATTGTAAATATCATTTACGATTTCATAGACTTTCTTAAGTAGTGGTTCTTTTTCTGTATAAGTCTCTAAACCATTATAAGTTACAATATGATTGAAGATTTTATTAAGAAGTTTAATATGAGTGTCACTATTGTAATACTCTTTATTGAGAAAAAGTTGAACAGTACATTCGTTTGTAATAGGTGTATTAGGATATAGTGTAAATAATTCCCAACAATATCGATTAAAGATAATACTTTTATAATTTTCTTTATGAGCTATGTTATCTTCATAGACAACGTTATAAGTATCTTTTTTTATATCCCATATTTTTTCTTTTGGTGTATTTAAAATTTGACGTGCGTTTAGCCGCATTATTTAAGCTCCTCTTCTTCTTCATATGTAAAATCTATCCCAGCTGCATTAAACATGTGTTTTAAAATCTGTAGACTTTTTGTATTGCCATAAGGAATCATCTTGCGATCTATGTTAAAGTTAGTATCAAACGCTTTTTCTGAACTAAGTATGTGTTTAACAAGGTTAATATGACTACTTGGATTAAGTGCTAAATCCATCATATCAGTTACAAACTCTCTATCAGCATAACTTGTAAGAATCCTTACTTCAGTTTCACCCAAAATCTTAGTTGGGTTTGTACTAAAGGGATGTTTCATCTTGTCTTTATTTCCACTTTTAGCAGGAAATCCGAAGTTATTCACTTTAGCGCTACTTACTGAGTTATACACATTACCAATTTTTTCTAGTACCATAAAGTACATTCTACCTACTATTATATCCTCTTTACTGATAACTTCTTTGTTGTGATAGTCTATATATTTAAGTTTACTTTTAGTAGGTCTATATATGCTATTTTCGATATCCATAACGACATCGGTGATATTTTTCTCATTATCAGTAGGATAATAAATATAGAGTTCATTTTCTACAATATCTTTAAAATAAAGCCTTATTCCTTCATGATCTAAACTATCGATAAATTCTACCATATCGGAATTAATCAATTTGAAAAATTCTCTTAGATACTTATAGACATATTGATAATCTTCATCAGTCATTTTTTCTAAAAAGTTATTTCCATACTTTTCTTTAAAATACTTGATAAGTCGATTTCTGTTGTCTCTTGATGCTGCACCAAGATAAGCTTCATAAGTTCTACCCAAATTCATACGAGAGATCGTACTCATTGGATCACTAATAATATCTACTCGTACACCATCTTCATTAATAGGCATTTTATCGTCATCTAAAATTTCACAGATAACACCTTTAGCGCCATGAATATCTGTTAATTTAAAACCTTTACGAGGCTCTAAAATATTCATCGTAACGACTTCAATACGATATTGATCAATGGGTAGTTTTCGATAACTAAACTTAACTTTATTGGCTTTAGGGCTATTATAGCTATAATTTACTTTAATATAGCAGTCAGTAATAAAACGACTCATTCTTGGAGTAAGTTTAATTATTTCGTCAGAGCCATACATTGCTCTTTTCTCTTTCATATAGTTTTCATATACTTTAATGACGCTATTATAATAGTTAAGTAGTTCATCAGCATAATAATCCAATTGTTCTGTTACTTTTTGAGGAAACTCAGATTTTCCACCTTTAATAACTCGAATATCTACTACGATACTTTCAGGATTAACATAAATTAATTTATCAAAAATCATATCAGGTTCTGATATATTTTTGGTTGTTAAATCACTTGGGTTAAACCAGTCATTGCGTTCTCTCAACGCACAAAGTAACCCGTCTTCTCTTACTTTTTCACCAATATTTGGTAAGAACTTAAAGATATCAGCATCTCCATATAGGTTAACTGGAAAACTATCCTTAGTGATATTAATTACCCTTCTAAGATAGCTTGTAGTGCGTGCTTTCTTACAAAAGCTTTTACTTACCACAATACCATCTTCAGAAGTTGCTGGATGTGTCATAAATGCTACATTAACGTTTAACCCATACTTATAGTCTCTACGAATAGGATCATAGCTATTGGTATGCGCTAGCACAGTGTCTTTTGGGATAATTGAGTTATAGCTTAAATTTGCCATCTCTTCACTAAAATTCAATGGATAACCAAAGAAACTATGATTCGCCATATAAGTAGGTACATCAATGTAATCTAGATAGATAAATTCATCTTTTTCAAACTCTACGATAATAGTTACTAATGGATTATTACTTCCTAGATTTCTATATAGAGGAATAACTCCTTTAACAATATAATCTTCTTCTGCAATAACATGATTGATATACTTAGCAAGTTCATATTCAATACCCGATTTAATGAGTTTACTGTCTGGTGTTAATAACGGTAGTGCTGAACTCATATGAGCGTAGTCCATATTAACTCGTGGACTAGAGTTATTAGCAACAAAGCTATTATTTGCGGCTAGACTTAGAAATTCTGGTTTGATCTCAGTTTTGGGCATTGCTTTCTCCTTTTTTAGCTACTCTACTACGTCTGGGTAACTTACCTTACCAATATAAAAGCTTAACATTGTATTAGGTACTTTATGTACTACTACAAAATTGATGTCATGCTCATAAAACTTAGTTAGTACCGTGTTTAAAATATCATTGACAATAATACCTGTTACCTCCATGATTCGATCAAGTTTTGTAAAGCTGATGTCAATAGCTTCTTGGGTTTGTTGTTGATGCTCTTCTATACTGCTATATATGTATTCATAACTTTCATCCATAAATAGATTAAAACCATTGGAAAATATTGAATTTAAATTATCAATAAACTTACCTACATCATCAAAGTAAAACTCTGTTAAGTAATTCGGATCAACTCCATAATGCTTAACTAAGTATTCCTTAATTGCTATAATTTGCGGTAGCTTAATCATGCTGTCACTTATACTAAGTTCAAACAAGACAGAATAATTACATATAATATCGGCTATATAATCTACAATTTGTAAGTTATAGTTTTTAGCTAGAAAATCGATAAAGGTATTTTTATAATCATCGTCTGCTATATTTCGTATATATTCAAATAAAGTATGTGTATTGTAGTTGATCACAATCATTTCAACACCTTCGTCATCACAAAAAGTGTATCTTGAATTACATTAAACCCAAGTAACACTTCTGTAAAAATAAGCTCGTTATCAAAATCAAGATCCAACACGTTAAATACCATATCAACTACTTCTAATACGATATATTCTAATGCTTCTACAATATTAAAAACATCATCTAGTGTAACATTTTGTTTATAAAATAAAAGTACTTGATAGATTAAATCCAAGAATTCTTCTTTAAACAATCCTTTTGTTTCTTTTGAAAATAATTCACAATCACTATTATAAAAGAAGTCTTCTGTGCTAATAAGAAACACAGAAGAGATATGAGTGTTTGTGCTTTTGATAAACTCTTGAATTTTCTTTTCAATCGAATAAGCATGGTAAACATTATTTCCTTTGATATCGGTTAAATAGTTTTCTGCTACATAATCATACACACTATAAAAGTTACTGTAGCGGGTGATAATGTCATGCATAAATGTACAAACATAACCATTAGTTAATCGATTAATGATGTTAATAAGTAGTTCTGGATTTTCTAGTGATGTACAGTTAACTATAGCAGAATAAAAGTATTTGGGTGTAAATGTTAGCACTTTCATCCCTTGCTCCTTATCCCATACCAAGTACTATATATCTAATTGAAAAAAATATCTAATAGGATTCGCCATCTTAATAGATGGCAAATATCATTATAATTATTATGACAATATTCATATGATAGAAATAATAAGTAAAGAAATAAAAAAAAAAGCTATAGTGGAGTTAAACCTCCACTATAGCTATAAGTGATTAATTAAACCTTAATCAGATTTAAAGTATTGTCTATGCTTATGAATAGTATCTTCTAAACTGGTATAAGGACCATGGATATTCATATACTTATCCCTTACATAGTAACATTTATTTTTTTTATCATAAGCGACACCTTCTTTACCTAAATCCAATTCATTTAGCTCAAGAAGGTATTTAGGATTGATTCTATTGACCAAAGTCTTCATCGTCAGAATCTCCTTTCAGATCAAGGCAAAGTTGTCCTTTTAATTCAGTTTCTCTGAATTCAATATCACTAATTAATCGATCCAAGTAAAATTTGGCTTTCTTTAAATCCTCTAACCCATTTTTTCTACCAAATCTAAATAGATATTGTAGTAACTGCGCATAATAACTAAATTGATAGTCTTGTAGCATCTGAGCGTTTAAACTACAAAGTTTATTGATTATATCAATAGCTTCTAAATTGTATTCAGGATATAATTGATAGTGTTTGGGTTTATTTACGTTATCAAACTCTTCACTCATAGCTCTGCTCCTTTCTACTCCAATATTATTTATATGACTATTAAAAAAACAAATATCTTGGTAAGTAATCTGGAGTAAGAAAAATGTTGGAAAATTTTCAAACCAATGACTATAGATTTAAAGATTATACTCAATTAAATGATAAACTACTTTTTATTGATTACTATCTAAATAACAATCAGTATGAAGTCAAAACAATAGATCCTATGACTGCTTACCGTTACCAAGGTAATCTATTCGGTCTATTTAAAGAAATGGGAATATCGCAAAACCATTATCTTTATGTCATGTATGCTAATGGTTATACAAATCCATTAAATTATGAAGGTAAAAAAATTCAATTTAAAGTACCTGTAACACCACCTGAATTATAAAAAAAAAATAGTTATGCTACGCTGGTAAATAACCAGCGTAGCTTATTGTTTAATTAATACTTTCTCATTCTTTTTTTAAACTCAAATTGTTCTGCGCAAAGACTATTGCAGAACAATTTATTATTGTCTAAATCCTCATAGCAATTCAGACAATAACCTTCAGGTTTAGGTTTATCTCTGACTATTTTGTTTCTTTTAAAATTATTGATGTTATTTTCTAGTTCAGCCTCAATGTGCATTTGTGCAAGATCAGCAGAGTCCATCGTACCCTCATTTTTTGTTGAAGTCATAAAACAAGAAAAAGCGAGAGGGAATTACCCTCTCGCTATACGCTAACCGTTAAATCCAATTGGGTTTAAGAAAGTTGGATTAACGGCTAAACTACCTGCTTGCGGAACTTGTGGTCCCGGAAAAGGTAATTGCTGATAAGGATACATCTGTTGTTGCGGATACATAGGTTGTTGCGGATACACATTAGCTTGTGGTGCTTGTGTGTATCCGTGCATTGGGTTCATATTAAGAGCTTGTTGGTTAACAAGTTCTCTTTGAGCCCAACTAGGTAACGGCGTAGCTACTTGTGGTAACATAGCCGATTGATAAGTTAAATATGGATTTACTCCATTCATAGGATATTGTGGAAAATTATTTTGCATATTAAGAGAGTTTCTAATAATCTCTTCAGGGGTCAACTCTTTTTGAGTATTAACCTGAGATTGTGGTTGATAGTTTTGAGAGTTAAGTTGTGAATTAACAGTTTGCATAGGAGTTTGTGCAACTTCTTTTGGATTAAATTCAGGAATATCCTTTACTTTGTTTTCATTTATAGAGAGTTTTTTAGGTTTCTCTATACTAATATCCGTTTGATCTGGAATAGCTCGAATCTCATTAGTAAGTTCATAGAGTTTTTCAAGATCATTAATCCATTCATGGTTAAACATACACTCTTTAGCGTTAATAGTTTCTGTTTCAATATTATCGATCATAAGAGCTAACTCATTGATACGATTTGTAATAAGATAACTTACTTTTAATAGCGCGTTAAGGTAACGAAATACCTTATTATCCGTTCCATCAGCATAGGCATCTTTTTCATCGATGCCAGGGAAGAAAAGCTTATGAATAGAGATAAGTGCAATGATATCTTTTTTCCGTATTTTAGTATTAAATACTTTATACTTATGTTCTGGATCTTCTAGAGCTTTTAAAAGCTCTTTATATAAGATGAAATTAACTTTACCAATAGCACTATAGCTATTGTCACCAATACTTGCATTTTTCTTTAGAAAGATATCTAGAATAAAGCTTTGATCATTATACTGTTTACTTGCTTTAATAATATTCAAGAAGTTTTCGATAGTAACATGATCGACTTCACCAATATTTACAATAATATCAATGAGTTTAGGATCATTTATCTTGTTTTGTAACATAGGTTCACTTGCTAGATGAATATAGTTGATAATAAGACTAGATAGTTTAAGATTAATTTCAAGAATTAGTCGTTTCTTAAGAAACTTAAATACTTCTGTTTCTGGATTTATATAGTTTTCGTTAAGTGGATGGATGATGATGCGGTTATTAGGGTTTTTAAGATTCTCATAGTAGGGTAGGGTAAGATATTTACCCGATAGAGTAATTTCTCCTAGTTTCTCGTCTTTATTTTGTATAATTCCATCTTTATAAGTTAACCCAATATAATCTAGCATATTGAGATAAAATCGTTCGATGACCTCGTGCATCATTTTCTCCTTTTTTATTACCACGCGTTAGGAATAACACCCTTCACGCTATTTAGGTCCGGTGTAATTGTTTCAATTAGATTGCTTGCTTGAACAATAGTATTTTCTAGCGTGTTATTGTCCAACACAACAACAGGAGAAAATACTGAGTTAGCAAAAGTTGGAATTGTATACCAAGTACCAGGAAATCCAGCAAAACTTAGGAAGATTCTACTGGTTCCAAATACATCGACATACATATCAAAGTTAAGCTGTGTTGTATTGTTATTTGATTCAGGAATAAATACTTCATTGATTACCTTGTTCTTAAATAACTCAACAAGCGCAATCATATCCGTATCGGCTATTTCCAAAAAGCTTTTATAATAGGTTACAATGGAAGTGATCTCATTAGAATAAGGATTAGTCATATTGTTACAGTTAAAAAATATCTTAGTAAAGCCTGTGCTTACTGCAAGCGAGACACAAGCTTCAATGATGCTATATGCCTTGACTGTAACAGGGTCTTGACCTTGCCAATATTCCCCATCTCTTGGTATATTGCTTAGAAGAGAATTAACTGTACTTGATCTTCTATCAACATTAACCAGTGTAAATCGATTAACAATGCTATTGTCTATTGCTACAAGATCTTTAAAATGAAAATGGTTGACAGTTGTTTTAAATCCTTGTAGTTTACTGATATAACGAACAAATTCGTTTGTTCCTAAACTGGGTTCAATATTGATAATAGGATCACTTGTATTGATTTCATAACTACTGGTAAGAATTTTATCATTAAGTTTTGCATTTACACCCATATTGATAAGATTAGAGATATATTCAGCAGGTACGTTATTTTGCATCGTAGAGCAAATTGCTGTCGTGTTATAAGGTGTTAAAGTATTGGACATATTATAGTACTGCAGATCAGGAAAAATCTCTTTATTATAAATATAAGCGTTAATGTTATCAATTACATCTTTAGGTCTTTGGGTAAATAAATTTGCTCCAGAAGCATAGTTATTTTTAATGACATTATAGATAGCTGCTATTTTTTCTTGAGTGATAACACCATTTGGTGTATTAAAGGTAAATCGAATTGTTTCAATAATAGAATTTATATTATGCACTAAATCAAAGTCAATGTTATTTCCATCTGGTGTAATCCCATCATAATTAGTAAAACCACTGATATAAAGACATTTTTCAGTCATTCCATGGTCATAATAACGAACCTTAAGAATGAAGATAAATCGCCTTTGACTTACCCAATCATTATCTACTGGACTCATAAAACCAACTGCACTAGGTTGAATAATGTTGTTTACATTCTGAGCAACCATAGTGGGTGTTAGTTTACCCATTTTGGTTTCATAAAGTTTTTCTTTGATATTTTCTACTGCCTCATATTTAGGACTAATAATATAAGGTCTTAGATAGACTGGTTTATATTCTTCAGCAATAACGTAATATAAAGATTCAATCAAGAATTTAGGTTGAAACGCGTTTTGATTTTCAAACATCTTGTTCTCCTATTTAGCTATTGCAAAATACCACAAAATCCACCATCAAATCAACGAGATTATATGGAATCATAAGGATATTTCTGTCAGTTACAATTCCTTCTAAATAACTTTTATCTCCAATTGCAATCCAGCTTGCGTTATTAATCTCATTAACAGTGGTTATAATTGCATCATTGATAAATGCAATTTCTTTATCATCTACTACAAAAAACTTAAAGATATCAGAAAGTTTTTTAACATTATCCTTACTAACTGTGTTTTTAATACTACTGTTGATATACATATTGTTACTAATTTTGAATGAGGTCATAAAAGCCCCTAGTAACTTATGATTGTTGTTTATTAAGATCACTTTAGCTAAGGTAGCTAGTTCAATTAATCGCTTGTATTCGATATAATACAAAGCTCTTGGGTTAATAACCTTATTCATAAACCATCCAAGTAAAAAAATCTGTACTTTGTCAAGTTTGTGTTCATAAAGAAATTTTGAATATTCAAGTTCTTTGGTATATTGCTCATAATTAAAGTTAGGATAACCAAGCTCTTTAACAAGCTTATTAGTGTTTGAAATCGCATATTGAATTTCAACAATTGTTCCTAGTGGAATATTACTGGTTTTTCTATAATCTTCATAATAACTAATATCGTCCTTACTTGGATCGTCTGCTAATGTTTTTGCTCTGATATTGTTGTTGTCACCAAGTTTAAATCCGCTTTTACTTATGATAGTCTGGTAGATATAAGAGATAACATTACACTCTTTACTAAAAAAGTCTAGATAAATTAATTTATTAAATAGAACTTCTCCTAATAAAATCTCGGTTACCTCATCAGTAGATAATCCGAAATTCATAACTAAGTTTTCTACTTTAGCATTCGTGCCAATTGTTTTAAAGTTCGATTCGATATATTTTCTTAACTTTAACATCTCTTCGCATTGATAAATATTGGAAGTGCTAAATAACAACAAAGTCTTATAGTTAAGGATCATAGAGTTGCTCTTTGATGTATTATAGTAATTAATAAAAATAGGAATAAAAAGTCTTAAATATAAAATCAACGCAACCAAAGCGATATATTGAGGTTTCGTATAAGTTTGATCTTCTGTTACATTGAGGTCTTTGTCATAGATGAATTCACTAGGAGTATTCTCCGGAATATAAAGGTTAATAGATTTCTTGAACACAAAATCTTTAAAGGTATTATAATCTATTAAGTTATTTAGTTTTTCGATTAATTTTTGAATTTTTTGTTCTTCTTTAAGCTTGGTTTCGTTTGCATAGACAGTATAGTTATTATCTGTAATGCTATACTCTTCTTGTGTCAACTGGTCATAAGCTTCGTGATAAATTCTAAAAAGTTCTTCTTTAATTGTGTTGTCTAAAGTGCTGATATATTCATTTAGTATATCATATAGTGTAAAGATATGCTTTTTATCTTTGAAGATATTTTCTACATCGAAGATGAGGCGAAATTCCTCATTACCCTCCTCTTTAATTATATTAAGTACATGAGTGCACATAAACTCTGTGATATAGTTAATTTCAAATCTCAAGTCCATCAACGCTCTCCTTTCTGATAATGAACGTTAGTACTACACAAGTATTATATATGATATTAGAAGAAAATCCGTACCTCTTATGCTAGAGGTACGGATGTTACTACTCATAGTTCTAAGTCATCTAATTCTGGTGTGTTACTAACAGTTCCTTTCCCGTTTGTTTTATATCCGTTTTCTTTTATATCGGAATTCAAACCTTGTTCTTTAGAATGTTCAAATATTCCAATAGTAACACAATCTTTAATCATGGATGCAATTGCTTTAGCGAGACGACAAGAGATAACTGCTTCAGGTATTACGTTTTTATCTTTGTCTTTAAACACATGATAAGGTGAAGGTTTAATAAAGAAAATAAGTTTTGGTTTATTTTCTGCAACAACACTTAAGTAAACAACACCTTCTTGTGTTTTACCAATAAAAAGAGTAGAGACAAGTTTTTTTACATCAGTAGGTTTATTGTCTTCATATACTCTAGTTAAGCTATCAACGGAAACTTTAAATCCTGGTTCTGCATCAGCTACTTCTTCGATATATTGCGCGATAGTTGTCATTGTTACTGCGTCACAAGGAAATGAAATAGGTTTAACTTCTTTATCATTTACGTATACGGTTAACCTTGGATTACCATCCCTAAAACTAAAAATCATACGGGAAGTTTTATGTTCGCTTTCTTCATCTGCCCAAATAACAAAACGAGCAATATCGAAAAATTTTCCAACCATTACACTCATCATTTTCTCCTTTCTGGGTTGTTTTAAAATCAATTTATTGAAGAAAAGGTTAAAAAATTATTTTTTTAGGAGATCATTGTGAAAGGTTATAAAATCGTTAATGAAGCAATTGTAGAAGTTCAAGTAGATGTAGATAAAATGGGTAGACCTATTTTATCTCCCGATATAACAATCGACCCTATACCTGAATATACACCAGGGTATTATTTAACTATTGTAAACAGTAAGTGGGTTAAATTACCGGTTGTAGCTCAAGATTTTGAGTTACAACAACTAAAAAATGAAAAACTTATGCAATTAAAAGAATATAAAGATTGGCTAATTAATCAACCAATATACTATGATAATTATCTTTTTGACGCAGATGAACTGGCTAAAAATAGACTTACACAAGCACTTGTAATTTATATAATAGCTAAAAAACTTCCAATTGCTTGGATTACTTACGACAATTACCCTTATCCTATAAAAAGTATAGATGATTTAATGGGTATTATACAATCTGTATATGATGCATTCAATGAGCGATTCTTTGGTTTAGAACAAACTAGACAGCGTATTATCGCATGTAAAACTAAAGAAGAATTAGAATTAATAGAAATTCCCAAAAAAGAGTTTGTTTAACCAAATACCCTCTGGAAGGTTTTAACCTTCCAGAGGTGTTAAATATTTTTAAGTAAGCCAATTTCTGTACTAAGCGGATGAACTTTGAGTTGTATTAATTGATCATATACTTTTTTTCTTATTTCAAGTTTATTGGGTCTAAACATCACGTGATCTCCAAATACATCAGCAAGTAAGTATTCGAAAAAAGGTAGAAAACTCATATCCTCATTAGGTAGTGGATAGTATTTGGTATTGAATTTACTTCTATCCTTTACTACACCTGTGTGAGATTCTAACAAATTCATATCAAGAAAATAACGATAACTCAGTAGATCAAAAGGAATATGAGTAAAGATAAGGACATTGGACTTTTTTGCCTTTAAGTCTATGTTTTTATCAAAATGATAAATATAAGGTAGTTCCTTATTTATATTACTAAGGACATAACTTGTAATACTTTCTTTTAATGCCTGCTTAGGTGTTGAAACAATTCTTAATCTTTGTACTGGATAAGTCTTTTTCACATAAGCATAACTATGAGTGTAAAAGTGAATAACTAGTTGGTTAAGTTCAAAATAACTCTTTAACCACTCAATTTCTTCTATCGTGGCTTCTAAATAATCAGATTTTCTTACTCTAACAACTTCATTAGTATTTATACTATTTATAATATTTCTCACTAAAGTACTTACGTTAAATAAGTAAATATCATATTTATTTCTATTTATTTTCTCTGGTACTTCGCGATTTGGATCGTAAACTTCCTCTATAGGATCAAAAATGGTTTCTAACGAAAGACCAGTACCAATAGAAACAGGAAATCCTGACTTGGTTCTATTACTGATTATTCTTTTACTATTTGTATTAAGATTAAAAAGTGTCGACATTGTTTCCTCCTTCAAATATACTTATGTATTTTTTAACCTTTTGCAACTGGATATCATTGTATTCATGTTTACTTATTAAGTTGTTAAGTAAAATCTCATATATGTTCGATTCGGTAAAATCAAGTATACTTAGCTCTATTGTATCGTCAAGTTTTATATATGTTCTAGTATCTTTTTCCATTTCGTCTTTAGTAACTCTTTTTATATGATAGTCGTAGTATCTAAGCTTTAATTCTTTAAAATGAAGATTAAAATCATGATCAGAAGGAATCACTAACCGAATATAACTTTGTTTTGGGTATTGATAGATTTTTTTATCCAGTTTATCTAGAGTCATATTTTTAGTGATAATAAGTGTTTTATAAATATAACTATTTTTATTTTCGACAAATGTATATCTATCGTTTTCAACAATAACAAACCCTTTAGGTTCTTCTTCACCGTGTGCTAAGCGTTCTAAGCTACCGTTTGCAATGATTCTGTCATAAGAGGAAAAACTATGATAATGACCAATATGAATAAATCCTTTTACCAGATTCAAAAAGTAGTTTTCTTGAAAACAAAAATCTGGTCTATATTTCCCTAGAGTTTGGTAGGTAAATTGGCCATGTAGTATAGCAATATCAACTTGACTGATATTATAAGAATTAAGTTTTTCTTCTATCTGTTTTTCTAGCTCTAGATGGTTATTACACCATTCATCCGGTATATATAAAACGTACTTATCAATTTTTTCTAAGTACTCAATATCAAGCGTTTTAAAGTATTTGAAATCACATGGGGTATCTCTTATGCTATTGAGTTTAAATAAAATATGAGACTGTTGCCAATCGTGACTGGGTGTTCCTTCCAATACACGTACAGCAATATCATTCTGATAACAGTAGTTTAGTAAGTAGTTAAAAAACTCAATAATGATATAGACTTCTTTTGAATTAAGATCTAAAAGCCGATCAAAAAGGTCACCAGCAATAAATAATACATCAATATCTTTATTTTTTTCATTTAAAATTTCTTTTTTAAAAGAAACAATAATATGTTCTGTTGGTGTTTTTAAATGTCCTAAGTGGATATCAGAAGTAACTAAATATTTCATCACTATACTCATGCAAAATAAGACCAAACGATAAGGTTTATCAGTATTTTTTAAATAGCCAAAAATTCTTTGGTTCATTTTTCAATAGGACAAAATAGATGCAACATTTGAATATTTCAGAACTAACACGATTTTATGTTGAATCTACTTTTATCGATAGCATGAAGTTACTTATCTATACTGCTTTTGAGTTATTTGAACGGATGGGTGTCAAGTTTTATGAAGACGACCTTCTTGATATACTTACGCAAGAAGAATCTCTTGCTTCTGAAGATAAGCAAGAGCTATTTATTCGATTAATTATGCTTCATTTAGAAGATATATTAAATGCTCATGATATTACTCTTAATGAATCATCAGAAGTTAATTTAGAAGAACTTATTGAAATGGTCTCATTTATCTATCTATTCCAAAACTTAGAAGATTATGAACTTAGCTTATATATCCTTTATAGTGAAAAAAGGAGTAAAGAAAAACTCATTGAATTAATGAATTTTTATAGTATTAAACTTAAAGAGTATCGCTTAATGGAAATAATCGAATCTGTATCTGATAATCTTATCGAAGCTATGATTGCTATGATTGAAGACAAATACTATAGCAATGAAGTACAACCGATTAACCACCACTATCATAAAACTCTAGAACACTTTTTTGGATTTATCGAGTATCATGATTGTTTAGGTTATGAGCTTTATCAAAAAGGTTATGTCAATATGACATTAGAAGATTTAAAAAACTTAGTTCCTTTCGATCTATCTGAATACTTGAATAACGTATATAAAAAAGATAAAGCAAAAACAGCGTTAGATGTATTGTCTTTATTGATGTTGGCAAGAGACAGTTACGAGACTCCTTTACTTAAATTTAAGCAACATGCTTATGAGTTTTTTGATTACTTAGATTCTATTACAATTTTACATGACATTATCGCTAAGATACTAGATGACTTTTACATTTATTTAGAAGTTAAACAACAAGAGGAGAAAATAAATGCTAACTAAATTAGAATATTTAGAAAAAGTAGTTAAAGCAACTAAACTGTATGAAGATAAGCGATGGCATTTGATGTGTTTTGCTATACCTATAGAGAAAAATATTTCCGATATTCGTAAAGAGAACTATTTTCCTATTTTATTAAGTGATGGTTTTTACTACTACAATGAAGAAAATACTACAGAGAATAAGTTAGAAAAAATCGTAGATTATAATCGAAACGAGCCTTTATTTCGTTATAGTGATGAAATAGAAATCGATTCTACCTGGATGACCAATTTGTCCCAAAAGACAAAAACTCGTATTGGTATTATGATTATTAATCTAATTGTATTTTATTCTGTATTAGGTAAAAGAGCACCATTTCTTAATGAAGAAATTACAACAGATAAAATAGAAAAACTTCTTGCGAAAAAAGTAAGAAATCCAGATGAAATGACTAGTGACTCAATTTCTGTACAGGAGATGTGTAAAATCATTGATCGAGTGTATTTTTTAAGTAACTTATCTGATATTGTAAATATAGCAAGTACCGAAAAAATCATCTCACCGCCACCAGGTATTAATGAAGAGAAAAAACGACTATTAAAAGAATATGAGGGACAACTAAACGATCCAGTTAAAGTAGTAGAACTTGAAAATAAACTTCTTGATTATGACTCTAGATATTTAGCAGATGACCCTGCTGCTAAACATCTTCTTAGTAGCAAAACAAGAGATGCTCGTAAAAAACTTTATGGGATATTTGGTAGTGGTCTAGACTTTGCGGGTAATAAGCCTAAAAAACCAGTTATTAATTCTCTTAACGAAGGATTAAGTGTCACAGAAGAAGATATCCCGATTTATTTTAATGATTTAAGATATGGAAGTTATAGCCGTGGTTTCGCAACGAAAAAATCTGGCTATACTTATAAAATACTTATTAGAAGTTTAACAGGTATAACGATTGATTCAACACCGTGTAACACTAAAAAAGGTATTAAACGTATGATAACAGAGAAAAATTACATTAAACTACTTAATCGATATATTAAGAGAGGAGATAATTGGATTCTTATAGAAAACGATACTCAAGCTAAAGAATTGATTGGTAAAGAAATTGAAATACGTTCTCCTATGTATTGCACTAAAGAAGGTAATAAAATCTGTTACCGTTGTTTAAACGAAGGTTATAAAGATCAACCCAACGCTGTTTCTAATATAGCAAGTGAAATCTCTGCTGTATTTATGGGTATGTTCTTAAAACTTATGCACAACACTAAACTAGAATCTAGAAATATTGATTTAGAAGATCTTACTTACTAAATATCCTCTAGAAGCCGTTAAATCGGCTTCTAGAGGCTTAACATGCTTTGACCTAATAACACCCCCATAACTCATATAAGGAACGCTTATGATCATTTTTAGAAAGGATTGGTTAAAATACCCAAACGCAATAATACATTACAAAACCAAAAATGTAAGTTTCTTAAAATTGGCAGAAATCTACTATAACATGGGTATAAAAAATAACGCATTTCATCTTTCACTACTGCAACCTGAATTAGAAGAAATTGATCCAGGAGATGAATCTTTACCTCTAGAAATAAAAGCAAAAATCATCTATGAATGTAAAGTAAATCCTTGGTATTTTTTTAGAGAGGTTCTTAAAGTTCCTGTTCCTGGTGAACTAAAACCTTCACATTTCCTTGCAAATAGAGCTAATATTGGCTTATACTGGTTATTCTTCAATCACATTACTACTTTACTTGTTATTCCAAGACAAACAGGTAAAACGATGCTTATTTCTTCACTGGTTACTTATCTTCTTAACTTTGGTTCAATAAATACTTTTATCAACTTACTTACCAAATCAGAAACACTTAGATCAGAAACACTTGCAAAGGTTAAACTTCTTTTTGAAGAATTACCTTCATACCTTAATATGTCTACTAAAAAAGATATTTTCAATAGTGACGAAATACGTCTTAAACAATTTAATAATGTTTTCAAAGGTAACTTATCAAGTCCATCTCCAAAAGAAGCAGAAAAAGTAGGTCGTGGTTTTACCTCTCCAATCAATATCATTGACGAGTGTGCATATGTTTCCAATATTGCTATCGCTATGGGCGCAATGCTAATGACTGGTAATGCTGCTCGAGAAATAGCAAGAAAAAATAATAGACCTTATGGAACAATTCTTGCTACAACTGCCGGTGACCCTGAAGACAGAGATGGTAAATATATCTATAGTCTAACCCAAAACGCTACTATATGGAATGAGATCTTTTTTGATGCAGAAGATGAAGAACACTTAAATACACTCATTATAAAAAACAACACATCTGATACAGACGATAAAAGAGCAATGGTTTATATGGAACTTTCCTATAGACAATTAGGTTATGATGATGAATGGTTAAAAAGACAGTTGGAAAGTAACATTTCAACTCCAGAAAATATCGAACGAGATATTTTCAACAAATGGGTATTTGGTTCAAGCGCTTCTCCTATACCCAAAGAGTATTTGGTTATTCTAAGAGAAAATATTATCGAAACACCAAGGTCTGAATTTTATCATCCCTACAACTATCTAATTAACTGGTATATTTCAGAAGAAGAGGTAGAAACCCGAATAGCAAAAAACGTTAACTTTATCATAGGTATAGATACATCTGACGCTGTTGGTAGAGATGATACTGCGTTTGTTGTTCGTGATCATACAACAGGCGAAGTTATAGCCACTGCAACCTTCAATGAAGTAAACCTAATTACTCTATCAGATTTCTTTGTAAATTTTCTATTAAAATATCCTAATTCTGTTATGGTTATTGAAAGAAGAAGTTCGGCTTCAGGTATAATAGACTATATGATACAAAAACTATTAGCCAATAATATCAATCCCTTTACAAGACTATACAATAGTTTATTTCAGAATAAAGAGAATTATAAAGAAGAAATTGAGTTTATACTAAAAGCCAGATTGTATAATATAGATATTTTTGAAAAATACAAAAAGTACATTGGATTTACCACTTCAGGTTCTGGTATAACTTCTCGTAACGAACTTTATAGTTCAACACTTATTAATATGCTTAAGTATACAGCACATTGTACTTACGACCGTAAACTTATATCACAACTCTCATCTCTTATTGTAAAGAACAATCGAATTGATCACCCAGACGGTGGTAAAGACGATTTAGTTATTGCAAGCTTACTATCATATTGGTTACTTATCAATGGAAAAAACTTAAACTATTACAATATAAATACTACCTCTATACTTAAATACAATAAAGTATACTTAGAAGAAAAATACCATAATAATGATATAGTCGACTACACAGAAACCGATCAGGTTAAAAAATTAGAAGAAAACTTCAATGACATCATTGATCAATATAAGTTAGAACAAAATCCTTACATTATCAAACAACTTGAAATAAAAATTAGAAAACTTGCCTCTGAATTAAATAAGTACAATATAGCTATATCTGTAGAAGAGATGCTCAATAACATCAATAGAGAGAAAAAACTTAGAAAAACTATAAGTATAACATAACCTATAGGTGGGTATAACCCACCTATAGGTTTTATTTGTCATAACCTTTTTCTTCAGCATGCTCAATTAACTTATCAAAATAGATATCAGCAAATAAGCTACCTAGTATATTAAAGTCAATATTTTTAATAAAGATCATATCGATTACGGCGCAAAGTTCTTTGATATCGTCTATTTTAACGTTTATAGTATCAGGAATATTAAAAATTATAATAAAACTTTTAATCATAGAACTATTTCTTCTATCACATTTAAAATCTAGAAAAATATCACCTTTACTGGTATGAATTTTTATTGACATAAAGGTAGGTATTTTATCAATTCCATCTGACTTTCTAATAAGTTTAACACCAATAATTAATTTTCTATAAATAAATCGTAAAAATATATCTCTTAGTTTTTTAAACATATGCTTACCTCACAGTCATATTAGCAATACTTAAATAAAGATATTGATTAATATACTCTTTCATAAAGATAATGTCAACATTTTTATATAATGTAACTTCTTGACTAAACTCAAATTCAGTATTAAACTCTTCTATTCTCTTAACGATCTCTTCGCCCATATATCTTACTTTGATATGAGTAGGTGTCAATGGCCCAACTTCAGTAATAGGGTTATATAAAGGTAATGTTGGTTTATATACATTTTCTAAAAATTCTGCAACTGAATTCATTCCATGGTCGATTTTAATTACTCTTGGTCTACTCAGATTTTTTATTGCTCTTAAGTTAGTACCATAGTACTTAACTGAACTAGGTACTTCTGTACCTACTTCCCAGATATTTTTAATACTTGAATCATTAGCAGGACCTCTTAAGACGATATCAACTGTTTGTGTATGTATGAATTGTCCATAAATACTACTTACTTTAGATAAATCGATATTTAATATAAGTCTTTGAACCACACCATAATTAACTGGATTAAAACTAGGTGAATTACTGCTTAAATAAAAATTTCCAGTTACATCAAAAAGCACATTTCTATCCAGATTCATAAGGTAAGCTTTAAGACGATAACCATTTAAGGTATCAATCCACTCTGGATATACAAAAAGTTTAACATTATAAGTAGTATTTGGATTACTAACAACTAGGGTATAAGGTCTTGTTACAAAGTTATTTTCAACACTTAATCCAGTAATAGCGGCTTCATCTGGATCTAAACGATAAGATAAAACAAGTGGGACTCTATGACCAATAATCGTACTTATAAATTGATCTAACCCATACAGTCTAAACTTATCTCCATCTACTGCGTATTCAATACTACTTCCGTCATTATAATAAACAGCAGCTATAGGATGGAAACTATATAAAGGCAAGTTAACTGGATAATCAATCTGATTGTCATTACTTGGGTTTAAAAATGGCGTTTTTAGTGCAATATTGATTACATACTTCTGTTCAGCAAAAGCTGGCGCAACATAAGTTGTCTCCTCAACGATACATGTAACTTTAGTAATTACTTTACTGTTATCATCAAAAACAACCACAGTACAAATATCACCTGTTTTTAAATTAGCGTTGGTGTTACAAGATGGAACAGACTTGATTGCATAGTTATCGTGAGAGTTATACGCTACGACTTCAAGACGAATGTCATGTCCTAAAAAATTACCGCTATTGTCATATATTCTACTAATGATATTCTCATCATTTAAAAAAGTACCTTTATAAATTCGTGCAAATTTAGCTGTACTTGAATAGATCTTAAGAAGTGCGTCAACAGCAAGAGTATAAGGTGTAACTGATTTATCGTAGTAAATTCTATAGTTATCTAATGTACTTGAGATAAAGATATCTATATTTTCCTGAGTATTGAGTCTAACTGGCGCTAACTCTGGTACAAAAGTTACTTCATCCAACTTAATTACGATATAAACACTACCTGTTTCTGGTTCTAAAACATAATCATTAACTTTAGGTATATACTTATTTTTACCAATAGAACCCATATAGATATCGTGAATTGACCAAATCGTCCATCTTGCATCTGGTTGATAAATTGGTGTGTATCCGTCAATACCTACAATGCCTATAGGATCACTCATTTTTCAGCACCTCTTTTCAAGATAAATCAAAAAATAGCACAAAAGTAAATGAATTAATTGATTATATATAACCAGAAGGAGGTTAACCTCCTTCTGGTTTTAATTAAAAGTCAAACAAATCTTCTAAGTTTTTAACTTTGTCTATTCCGTTATCTGGTTCTACATTATTAACCTGTTTATAACCATAACGTGCTAAAATATAACTCCATTGTTTAATAGATTCGGTATGATCCACTAGTTGTTCGATTTCACCTGTTTTCTTTTCTAACATTTCGTTAAGAAAGTTAAACCCAATCCCAGGAATATTTGCGTTTAATCGATTAAAATGCATGAATATGTTTTTAAAAGTTTCTGTTCCTCTAGTGAAAATCAATTTTTTTGTATTAAATAGACTTGGAACTACATATAAATCCTCTTTTGTACCATCGTCAAAAACAACGACTTCTGACATTGGACTTCCAGCAACACTAATCCACTCTAACACCCAATTAGGATTATCATGTCGTTCACCAGTAAAATAAGGTAAAAAGTAATTCACAAAAAGACTTTCTGGAATTCTATTTACCAAATCAGAATTGACGATTCCCTTCTCTACAATTCTTGCATCTTTTTCTATCTGATTCGTTAATTCCTTTAAAAGATCGTTATTAAGTGTTGTAATAGACATTTTATGTCTCCTGTTAAAGTGTTCTTATTTAACCAGATAATTGTATTAAACTATTATTTTTTTAAATGGCGTTTTTAGTAAGTTCTAAACCAGTACCATAGTTATTAATATCAACGATTTTGTTTAGTGCACCATTTTCATATTCGGTAAACTTAGAAAGTTCTATATACTTATTATTTTCATCTGTTACACGTACAGAAAGTGTAATTGCATATTTACTGCTATTGGTGTCTAGTAGTTCTACATTAGCGTTAATTTCAACTACATTAAAGTATCTTCCTAACAATGTTGTTAAATCGTCAATAATCCCTCGTTTCATACCTTCTGGGTCATTTATGTATAAGTAGTACGTTTTAGGTAGACTGATCAGATTTCCTTGAAATAAATAAGTTTGTCTGCTATCTGTTGTAATGTAATAACTTATAATTCTGTCTAATAATTTTTTCGAATCAACAATCCAACCGTCTTCACTTAAACTTCCTATAGTTTTCATGTATAACTCCTTAAAAATAGTCACAAAATAAAAAAAAAAGAAGAAGCTAGTTAATCTAGCTTCTTCTTGAAAAACTTACTTAACGATCATCTGTACTTCATTGGGATTTGTGAAATCAAAGTTACAAGTCTCTAAAATGTAATCTATAGCAGACCAAGTATTTAGTATTCTAAATTTCTCGTAGTTTTCAAGTTCTCTATCGTTAGGATAAAGTGGTTCATCATAATGTTTGACAAACCACCGATCCTCATTAGGATCATCTTGAACAATACCATCCATTACCCGTCTATAGTTATAATCTTCTTCACCAATTTGGTTACCGAATGCATTTTGATAAGTTTCACTATAACCATCGATATTGTTCTCTAGATAATACTGTCTTACAACGGGATGTGACATAATCCAACGTTGCATTGTGAGATTAGCTTGTTGTAGTGCTTCAAAACTAAGTAACTCTTGGATATAGTTATTATCTACTAAAATATTTTCCTTATAGAGTTTATCCATAATACCTAGCTTAAAGATTTTATTATTTACAAAGTCTAATGCGTTATTTAAAGACTGATAGATTCTTTGTCCCACTTCTGTAAACATAGTGGGGAGCTGATTCATTTGTTGCATGATATAATTACTTAGAGTTTGACTATTATCCTTATAAAGCAAATAATCTAAACCTTCTTCAGGTATTGTTATTGCTCTACCCATTTTTCTTCCTCTCAATCGTCTTTTGCAAACCAGTTTGCAAGTGTTGCTACAACTGGTTTTGTGAGTTTTATATTATTACTAAATTCATTAGGTCCATTTAGACTAAGGATGTTATGGTGACTATCAAAATTATGCGCATGTTTTAACATCTTCTCTGTAGTTAGTAGATATAAATTTAATTCATCACCATCAAAATCACCGTTAAATGCCGGAGTGATTAAAAAGCTAAAACTAATCGTAGTGTCTTTCGGATCACTTTTTACTTTTGTGACATAGACTTTTTGAATACTACCTCGATGTAGACTTGGGTTACGGTTAAAAAGACACGGTATCCCGCCACCTGAGTCTCTAATGATTTCATTAAAGATCTCTTCAAGGATTGGAGAATAGATGTGTGAGTGATAATAAAGAAAACTGATTGCTTGTTTAAAAGTATACCCACGTTTAAATAGTCTATTGAGAATATGTTCCCTTAATAATCCACAAGCAACTGTCCAAGGAATATGAATCTCGTCATACCTATGAATACTTGGTAGACTTGTAATAACTGCACGTGCAGTAAAGTGACTGCGAGTAGAACTGATGTGTTGTCTAATTAACCCAGTCTTCTTAAAGAAACTAGTATTGAAATATTTGGTATAAAAGTCTGCTAGTTCAATGAGAGATTTAGCAATTTTACTTTGTTTAATATTAGAAGATTGTGTTCTAAGATCAATACCAGTTAAACGTCTTAAACTATTTAATGGAATAAGAATATTTTTATCCATAAATCTGCCTAATTCATTAGTTTCAGAAGCAAATATTACCTTATTAGGAAAGGGAAGATATTCGCTAAAGATATTGTCTTTATTTTCAAGTAACATAGTCTTAAAGTCAAAAATTTTAGACTCTTTAGTTTCTTTGATGAAATTACTCTCTAACATATCAATAAAGGTGAAGAAGTTATCAACAAAACTATTATACCCTCTTTTGAGATTATACTCTTTTAGTAAGAATTCTAGTTTACCAATAAGCTCTCTATCATTAGCCTTATTTTTTGTAGTGAGTTTATAATGTGGTTGAAGTAAATAAGGAATAATACTGATACTGGTTTTTGCGTACTTATATCGATTAACAAGAATTGCTAAGAGAAAAGGTGAAATAAACTTACTTACTCCTTCGGGTCTTTTACACCATACAAGAAATGAAATAGAATCTTCTAAACTAGATTTTACATGAGTTTTGCACTTATGACAAATTTCACCGATAAAATAAGTTCCTTTTACTTCTCCACATTCACAACTAGGGATAATAGATAAATGTTCTGAAGTATAATTAAT